GGCTTTTCAGGCAGAACCTTACCCTATCTTTTGGGCGGTAAGGGCGGACGGCCAATTACTCGGCATGACCTTTGAAAGTCAGGAACAGGTCTATGCTTGGTTTAGAATCGTCACGGACGGCGTTATTGAATCTGTGGCTTCTGTCAGTCAGGACAATGACGAAGATCAGGTATGGATTATTGTCAATAGAACTATTAACGGGGCGACGGTTCGATATGTTGAATACTTCATGCCGCAAGAGATATTTGGAGACATTACAGAAGCCTTCTTTGTTCATGCAGGCTTGACGTGGGACGGCGGAGACGCAGTTAATATAACGAACATCAGCAAGGCCGCTCCCCCGGTTGTGACCGCTCCCGGCCATACTTTCGCTAACGGTGATTTAGTTAATATTTCCGGCGTGCTGGGAATGACGCAAGTCAATCAAGACAATACCGCAGCCTACACCGTAACGGGAGTAGGGGCTGTAAGTAATCAGGCCAAAACTGTGTCGGGCTGGGGTTCAAGCAGCATCGGCACGAACACGCATGAAAAAATAACAGGCTTTGGTTTTACCGTTCTTTCCAATGCGGTCATAAGGGGAATTAAGGTTCAATATAATACTACGGGTTCTACTGTCGCTATTGACCCCAAAACTACATTAATGAAGGCTGGCTCAGATTATGGTGACACGCAAAACTGGATAAACCTTGAGGGCGGAACGTCATGGTGGTTTTCTAATATCACAACCCCGTTAGGCAGTTCTTCTGATTTGTGGGATGGCGATTGGTTATATTCTGACATCAATAACAATAGCGGTTTCGGTGTAGATGTTGGGGTCAGCACACATGCCATTGGAGCAACATGGAGTTGCACGTCAATTACAATCACAGTCTATTATACAACGAATACTTTTTCGCTGTTAGGTATTGATTCTACGGGATGGACTGCTTACGCGTCGGGCGGAACTGCCACGAAAGTCACGAATGTAATTTCCGGCATGACCTATCTTATGGGCAAGGAAGTGCAGGCGCTGGGTGACGGGGCAATTATCTTTGACGAAACGGTTGCCGCAGATACTATAACTTTTTCGTATTACTGTAATAAAATCCACATAGGACTTCCCTATACCACAACAATAGATCCGATGAATCCTAATATCGGCAGCCAGCAAGGAACATCAAGGGGGAAAAAGCAAAAGATAAGCCGTGCTACTTTATGCTTCTATGAAACATTTGGCTGCAAGGTGGGGTCTAATAATAAAAAACTTTACAATGTTGGCTATGGTTATTCTATTGCTCCGGGAACTCTCGGCGTTTTCGGCTATTCCCTGAGTCCGGGCAATACCTACTTGATCCCGTTTGGAACGGGTACAGCGCCTACTCTTTTTACAGGCGACATAACGGTTGATATAGATGGCGGGTGGGACGATGAGGCAACAATAACAATCGTCCATGATCTGCCCTTACCCTTTACGCTTAAAGCCATAATTCCGCGATTGAGCGTTGCAGACGGCGGATGAGAATTGATCTCAGGGTTGTGCCTTTTGCGGCAGAGCATGCGATAGATATTATAACCCGTAACCGGGGCATGGGCAAGGTGCTCTCTGAAAAGATGGTGAATGAAATGCTGACCGCGTATCTTAGCCCCGGCAGCGCAGCTCTTACGCTTATGTGCTTTCAAGCCCCGGTCATGTGTGCGGGCATAATAAACCTCGGATGGAAACGCGGAGAAGCATGGATACTTATTTCGGCACTTTTTTATAAATACAAGCTGACCGCATTCAGAGAACTTAAAAAAAGATTGCCCTTAATGGCTGAAGAAAAAGGTTTTTGCAGGGTACAGGCGGTGTCGCTAACACATGATGAAAAATGGTTTAAATGTCTCGGTTTTGAGTTGGAGGGTTTTCTTAAATGCTACGGGCCTTCAAATGAATCTGTATATATGTATTCCCGAATTTTTAACAAGGATGCAATAAAATGGAACTAACTGCTACCAATATGGCGGGTTTGTTTTCCGGGATGGGTCTTGCTGGCGGTACTGTCGGCGCGGTTGCCCAATACAAAAAGGGTCAGGCGGAAAGCGCGGCCTATGATTATAACGCAAATGTAGCCCTTGAAAAAATGAGGGAAGAATCCGAAGCCTCCACAGCCAAATTCTCTAACCTTATGGGAAGGCAGAGGTCGCTTTATGCAAAAGCCGGAGTTGATATTACAAAAGGCTCTCCGCTTCTTATCCTTGCCGATACCGCTATGCAGGCAGAGGAAGAACAGGAGAGGATTAAATACGCCGGGGAAACATCCGCTACTTTGCAAAAATATTATGGAGATGTTGCCTCATACGCCGGGACAACGGGGGCTATGGGCACTTTTCTAACAAGTATAGGGCGTGCGGGTTTAGGGTACGCAGCCGCGCAAAAGGGCATAAACAGCCCGTGGATAGGATAGATTATGCCGCTAATACCAACCTCAATAACACCTAAAGAAGTACCGATGCCCGAACTATCACCGGGCATGGCGGGTGCTCCATTTGCCGCCGTGGAAAAAGCGGCAGAGGGTATTGAATCAACCGCGCAGTATGGGGCAAAAGTTTATCGCGCCATTCAAAGCGCAGAAGACCATGTTTCGATGCTGAAGACGGAGAACCTTGTCAATGGCGATATTGAAAAGGTGATTGAGGGTTTTGAACAAAGGACTGATTATAATAATTTTACTGGTGATATTCAGAAGCAGACCGATGAGCTTCTTAAAAAGTACCATGACCAGTTAGGGAATAACGAACGTATATGGAACCATGTCGAGCCGTGGCTTGGCGGGAAAATAAACACGGTCAAGCATGCAATAGAAATGAAACGGCTGAAACTTCTCACGGAAGATGGGAAGTACCAGCTTGACATAGCAGCCGACGAAGCCTCGCAGCAATGGTCTGAGCTTACACAGCAAATAGACCATGCCACGGAAGAAGCGGGCATAACCCTAATATCCGCTGATGCTGACGCTTCAATTTTACAGACGGGTGTTGATCTAAAACCAAAAGGAATAGGCAAGCTGTTAGCCCAGCGTGCGGCCGTGGAAAACGAATACAGGGCAAAGCTCACATTAGCGGCAAACGATCACATCATTACAGCACATGAACTGCACGAACGCACACAGAAATTTCTTAAGAAGCGGGAGGAATCGGAAGTTATTTTAGGTCTGAAAAGCAATGACCCATCATTGATTGTCCGTACATTAAAGAAGATGGACGCGGGAATATATAAGGACATTGATCCAAAGGAACTCGCCAATTTTCAAACATACGGAGAGAACAGGCTTGAAGTTGTTAAAAACAAGATGGACAGGGAGCAGGGCGAACTTGCGGTAAATGCCTCAATAGGAAAACTCGAATCCAGATGGCAGCACGAAGACGGAAGTTTTGATTTTGGTTCTGCCGAAAGAGAATTACAGAGCGAGGACTTTCGCAGGGAGAACGGGCTTCTCGATAAAAACGGCAATCCTAACCGTAAATTAATAAATGAAGCAGAAACCTACATTCATGCGAAGAACGCCGATACAGAGAGGATACAGAGGGAAGGCAAAGAGAAAGAGGCGCGGGGTGTTATTGAAGATATTGTAGGCGGGAAACTCGGAGAAGCAAGTAAAAAATTAAAGCAGAGCAAGTTCCTCAAGGGAACGCCTGAAGGATTACAACTTTTAAACGGCATCAGGACATGGGGCAAGAGGACGGATGAAGACGTTTCAAACCATGAGGACAGAAAGGAATATTTACGCATACAGGAATTAATAGACGGCGGGAACTATGATGAAGCCAAAAAGGAGATTGTCAATACCAATCATCTGAAAAGCGGGACAGCCTTTGCGCTTCTTGGTCGTCTTGATAATAGAGAATTGAAAGACACTAATCATGGATTATCTCAGGCGAATAAATATCTCACAAGCCAGATTGCTCCGAGCAAAGGTGCGCTACTTCCTTCAATACCCGCTGAGACCGAAAAGGCGGCGCAAGCACAACAGGAACTTCAAAAGTGGGTAAAGGAAGAAACAAAGAAAGCCACAGAAGGAAAACGAGTACCAGTTACAACAGAAGAAATATTCAATAAGGCGAAAGAGATCGTACCTCATTACAGGATGAAGATTGACGAAAAGGTGAAGTCAATAAAAGAGAGCATGCAATCAGGGAAGCCGAGCGGATGGGAGAAGATAAAGGGCTTTTTTGTTCCGAAATATACGCCGAGCACAGAAGCAAAACAGGAAAACACGATTACTACGAAGTCCGGCAAGCAAGCGTGGTTATGGCCTGATGGTCAGTATCATTATAGTGCGCCAACGGCTACAGCAAAGACCACAAAGGACATACCAAAAAGCAGAGAAGAAGTTGACCCGCAATATCGTGAAATGTACGACCTTGAACAAGCGGCAAAGAAATGAACGATATAGTTTCACAGAATGATATGCCAAATGTAAGCAGGGGGGATATTGTACCTATGGCGGATTTACCCCATCACGCCGAGCCTTCTCCATTCCCCGTTGATCAGTACGTGGACAACCATGTGAAAGATTTTACTCCTGATAAGCAGGTTGAACAGAGAAACGGATTCACCCAGTTTTTCAGTAATATTGCTGACCCGTGGATGGCTACGGGATATACGGCGGCATCTGCTATTAATCGCGGCATAGCGAACATGGCGGATACTTTTGATGTGCTTACAAAATATATACAGCGTGAGACAGGCATGGAACGCGGCGGACTATTTGAGAAGGCGGCGGAAGAATATAACCGTAATGCTGGTTACTGGAAGGATAGGGCGGACAAAGTAGGCGTGGGGTTTCTTGAAGAATTGGTAGGTGAAGCGGTGGGCGGAGCAGTTCCGGGGATTGTAGATTTTGCCTTAAAAGTGGCATCCGGCTTTACCATACCCGCCGTTACAGGTGCGGAGAAGGCAATCGAGCATGACCAAGACCCGTTTATCGGCGGCCTTATAGAAGCGGCAAAAACAGGGACGCTATACGGCGTGTTCAAGATGATACAGCCGTTTTCAAGATATATTCAGGCTACCATGATGGGGGGGACGTTCGCCCTTGAGAGCGCAATGGAAGCTCCTGAAGGTCAGAAGATAAAAGAAGCCGCAAAGGGGTTAGGAACGGGATTGTTGTTTTCTTCTTTGTCGAGTCCCGGCGGCGTGAAGGTTCGTGATTTATACCCTGAGATTGGGCGAAGCGTGCCTGAGTTTAGGAAAGAGATAGAAGCCGAGGGACAACCCACGGCGGAAACTAAAATTGTTCAACCTGAGCCATCCTCGCAAGCCGAAATTAAAGGCGTAGGCGCGAAAGCCCGCGGCGCAAAGGGCGAAACCGCTCCCGACATAGACCAGCTTACACAATCCCTTGAGAACCTTCCCAAGACTACCACCTTTAATGACAGGATGAAGTTCTCAGAACAGGCATCCGCTATCTACAAGGGTGTCATGGCAGCCCCACGTAATGCCTTTGAGAAGGTCAAGGCTATAGGGGCTTCGGTATGGGATTGGTATAAAAACTCAGAAGTCAAGTTCACCAACTTTGACAAGGTATTCATGGAGCATCTTGGCGGAATAGATATTTCAGGACTCAAAACTCAGAAATGGGCGGAACAGATAATCTCCACGGTATCGAGAAAAAAAAGAGAGGCAATGGCGAATTACGTTGCAGCCGGAGGGGATGCTGCAAAGCTCAGGGAATGGGCGGACAAATCACAAGACCCTGCTATCAAGAAGGGTTATGAGAACGCACTAACTTTAAGCGACGAAGAAAAGACCTTTGCCGAAAACATCAGGCAATATTACAGCGCAAAACTCGATAAGGCTATCGAAGCGGAGATGATAGACCACGGTGTTTCTGATTACGTCAATCAGGTCTTGAAGAAAAAAGACCCGATGACGGGCAGAATTATGGCGGAATCCAACGCCGGATTATTCAGGGCAAACCCCGCATTTCTTAAAAAGAGAATTTTTGAACACTTCTTCGATGGTGAGCAGGAAGGATACACCTACGAGAAGGACATTGGAAAACTCATTACTATTTACGAGAATTCTTTTAACAAGGCTATTCTGACAAGGAAGTTCGTCAAGGATTTACCTTCTCAAGATGCAGCCGATGGGAAGCCCCTTGCGATAGTTTCGGGTTCTGGTGTTGAATTACCCGGAGGGGAGAAGCCGTCAGAATCCTATCTAATTAAGCCCCGTACAATTAAGGACGAGGATTACGGTCTTTACCGTGAAATACCACACTCCGCATTAAGGGGTTATAAATGGGTAGGTAAGGATGCCGAGGGCAAACCCATCTTTTTACAAGGTGATTTACTTATCCATAAAGAGGGATACAAAAAGCTGAAAAACGCCCTAGCTAAATCAGCATTACAAGAAAACGCTGTCACGGCTGCCATACTCAAAGGAAGCGGGGAATTAAAGAATACACTCCTGAGCATTTCCCCGTTTCATCAGGTGACGGAAATTGAACACGCTATCGGTCACAAGGTTAATCCGTGGGGTACTCATGCACTCGATACGGAAGATCCCGTACAGAGAGAGCTTATCAATCACGGACTGAAAGTTTATGGCGGTGATTCGGCTTCGCTGTTCTCTGAGGGATTATTCGGATCAGGATTAATAGAAAAGATACCCCTGCTTGGCCCTGCATCCCACAAATACAAGGAATATCTATTCAAGAAAAAGATTCCTGAAATTAAGATGAACATGGCTATGGATGCTTTTGAAAGAAATCAGGCGCGGTATCCTGAATTAAACAGGGATCAGCTTTTAAAGTTAAGCGCGGATCAGGCTAACCATGCTTTTGGGGAACTGAACTATAAGGCTATGGGTAGAAACCCTACCCTGCAAGATGTTTTCAGGCTTGCGGCGCTTGCCCCGGATTTTCTCGAGGCGCGGGCGGGATTTGCATTACAGGCATTGAAGCCATACGGAAAAGAACAGGCGGCGGCCTTAATCCGACTTGCCGCTTATAACTTTATAGGTGCAAGAATTCTTGGTGCGATTATAGGAGACGAAGCGGATAGACTTGCGAATGACCCCATAGATTATGCTGCTTATACTATGAAGCATCTCTTCGGGTTCGTCTATGACGGAAAGGAATATTCTATCAGGACAGTACCGGGCGATATTTACCATTTAATCACAGACCTCCGTAGCTTTTCATATCATAGATTAAATCCGGCAACGGTGAGACCCGCTATTGAAGGGCTTACTGGCCGCGACGCATGGGGTAGAAAAAAAGACGTAGGCGAACAGATAAGCGATTACGTGACGGGTTTTGCCCCTATACCAATACAGGGATTGTTTAATGCGAGAGATTATACGCTGTATCAGTCCATGCTTCAATCCATAGGTGTGACTTCATGGAATGCCCCTTCTGATGCGGAAATCGCAATCATGGATCTTCATAAAGAACAGGCAGAGCAGAGAAAGGAAATACAGAAGCAGGTTGAAAAAGCAATAGGGCCGGAAGCCACTAAGGAACTGCGGAGAATGCAGAAGATGTTTACAATCAGGGGTCAGCAATGATTCAGGATTATAAAAGTAAATCAGCCCATATTCAGGACAATGGCATCTTCTCGGAATTGCCGCGTACCCTTGCGAAGTGGTTTGGGCGTGTGACGTATAGCAGCCCTTGGATTAACGCCTTTCCTTCTTCTAAAGATACGGAGGTCGGAGAAGGCTCAGATAAGTTTGACCGCGTAGAAGGCATTGCGGAAGTGAGGGAAGAAACCGACTTGTTTATATTCCCTGATACATACTACGGGAAAGAACAAATAGAGCTTGTTAATTCCGGCAAGAGGGTATGGGGCAGCAGAAACGCTGATGAGCTTGAAATCTATCGAAGTGAGGCTAAACCGTACTTTGACGAATTAGGAATCAACCAGGGCGAGTATGAACTTGTCAAGGGTGTAAGCAAGCTCAGAAAATATATTAAAGAACATGACAACGAAAAGCTATGGATTAAGTGTGATAAGACGCGCGGCGATATGGAATCGTTTTTCGTAGAAGGTTATGAGCTTTATAAAGGACAGGTTGACGACCTTGAATATCATTTAGGGCCAAAGGCGGAGATAATGACCTTTGTTGTTGAGAAGCATTTAGAAGGCACTATTGACATAGCCATTGATACGCATGGTGTTGATGGGTTGTGGCCTTCCGTTGCGCTTCTCGGTACTGAGGAAAAGGGGGAATTCTATATTTGTGCGGTAAAAAAATGGTCACAGATTACCCCCAACCTGACCGTCATTTATGACAAGCTCAGCGACACGCTTAAAAAATATCAATGCCGGAATTTTATAAGCCTTGAATCAAGGGCAAAGGGCAAAGATATAAAGCTGGGCGATCCCTGTATGCGCGGAGGTTCGCCGCCGTTTGAATTGCAAATGAACATGATTACAAACTCTCCTGATGTATTTTGGTTCGGGGCAGAGGGTAAAATGATAGACCCTGAGTACGCCGCTAAATATGGGGTTATGCTTTGCGTACATAGCGATTGGGCTTCTAAGCATCCCTTAATGGTTCAGTATCCAAAGAAATACAGGGAGCAAATTAAATTCCGTTATGACAGCGAGTTTGACGGGCATACGTGGATAATGCCTCAAGATGCTGGCCCTCGTATTGCTGGCATCGTGGCTATGGGTGATAGCTTAGACCCGCTTTATGATGAAGTAAAAGAAATATCCGAACAGATGAAGGGCATCCAGATTGAGAGCTTCACCCGTTCAATTCCGATAGCAAAAGAAAAACTTAAAGAGTTGGCATCTTGGGGAATACGTATATGAAAAAGATTATTGCACTTATTTTTATATTTCTAATGATGACGGGTGTGGCATCCGCAACAATCAGCACGACTGTAAATAACGTCAGCTATGTTTGCGCTGGTACTACAGGCCCGTTTGCCTTCACATTCCCCGTAACGCCTGATGGCACGGCCCTTATAGTGACTGAAAAAGACCTTAGCGGAAATACCACGACACTTAATTACTCGACTGACTATACAACTGCATCCGTAAACAACAGTTATTTAAACGGCGGAACTGTGACGCTGACTGTCGCCTGTACCTCCGGCTATACCTTGAAGATTTTAAGAAGCACGCCAGAGACGCAGTTAAGCTCCTTTACCGACGGGATGCCTACCCTCTATAAGACCTTTGAACGTGCGCTTGATAAAGTGACAATGATTGTCCAAGACAATGCGGGGGGGGGATATGCTCCGTTAAATTCTCCCACATTTACTGGCACAGTCACTTTCCCGATCACGGGTTCAACTCAATGCCTTCATGTAAGCGGTGCGGGTGTTGTAAGCGGTACTGGTAGCGATTGCGGAAGTGGGGGCGGAGGTGGCGGTAATGTTTATACCCACGGCACTCCGACGGCCAATCAGTTAGGCATGTGGTATGATTCTACTCATATCGCAGGTGTAACCCTAAGTCAAGACTGTACCATAACATCGGCGGGTGTAATCACTTGCCTAAAAAGCAATAACGTAGCTTTCGGGACAGGAGCTTTTGCAACAATAGCGAATTATGCTACTTTGGCATCTCCTACGTTTACAGGAATTGTAACCGTTCCTTCCTATAGCGCGGCGACTTCGGGTCTTACTATAGGAACAACGCAGGTACAGGCTACTGGAACACAGTTAAATTATCTTGCCTTAGCTACAGGCACAACGGGAACTTCATCAACCAGTTTGGTATATAGCACATCTCCTTTGCTTACTACCCCTACCCTTACGGCGGCTACGCTTAATGGTACAACCACCTTTGGCGCATTGACTGGCACAACACAATGCCTCCATGTCAATTCAAGTGGTGTTTTGTCTGCTACGGGTGCGGATTGCGGGAGTGGAGGCGGTGGGGCAAATGCAAGTGGGTACTATGTGGTTACACAGTCCACAAGTGAACCTGCCAATGCTGTTAATCTCGGAGCATTGACAACGGGGCTTCTGAAAATGGCGGTTTCTGGCGGTATAGCTACATTATCTACCGCATCTTCATCTTCCGACTATGAGGCGTATAATGTCAACCTTGCCTCGATTGCTAATTTGGCGAACTCTAGTGGATTTTTAAAGAATGATGGGTCGGGTAATTTCTCATATAGTTCGTCGTCATCAACTCCAGGTGGGTCTGATACTCAGGCACAATATAATAATGCGGGTGTGTTAGCGGGTATGTCAGCTATGACATATGATAAAAACACAACGATAGTTTATATCTCTGGCACATTGTCTGATTCATCGGGACTTAGTTCTGGTCAATCAACTGGACTGGGTATAGTAAGGACATATACATATGGTGGAACTACTTATGATGGTTATGGTATCATATCTGATGTGACGGCGGCAGTAGCTAATTCCAATGTGGAGATAAGCGGTATTGAAAGTAATGTGTTGGTCACAAGTAATGTGAATACGGCGGGAATATACGGCGGGGAATTTCAAGTCTTTAAAAATAGTAGTGGGGGAGCCGCCCCAAATGCTGGAAACACGATAGTGTTTGATGCTATTTTGGTTAGTCAGGTTGACCCCGGAGGCACGCCGCTTTATGGTGTCGGTATCCGAGCTTACTCTGGTGATATTTCTCCCTATACCCTCAACAATGTTCGCCAATATGCGGGATTTCTTGCCGAGGGAAATAAGGGCTGGAAGTACCCATTCTTGGCTCTTGATACGGACAACTCAACTGCACTTTTCGATGTTGACCAAAATGGTGCGGGATATTTTAAGAGTAATGTTGGTATTGGTGGAACTTTACATGTTGTGAGTACGGTTCAGCTTGATTCTCTTTCCGGAATACTTGTAGGTAATGGTGCATCGGTAGTTACGACTATTACAGACAATCATACAAATTGGGATGCAGCCTATTCCCAAAGACTACAATGGGATGGTGGTTCAACAAATCTTGTTGCTGCTACAGGCAGAACTTCATTGGGTCTTAATATAGGAAGTGATGTGCAAGCGTACAACGCAAACTTAACAGGCATCAATCAGGGGTTGGCGACAAATTCCAATGTTCAGTTTAATTTTGTATATACCGGAGGTGGAATAGGTATAGGGGGTGATCCCGGTGGTTCGGCTGGTCAATTTAGACCAACAAATGTATTTACTGTCTATAGTAACGGTACAGGACAAACTGCACCATATAGTGTAACTGGTAGTACCCCTCCGGGGTTCTATGGATGGGGAAAAGTGTATTACGGGGGTAATACATATTACATACCACTGTACGGAACGATTCAATAAGAAAGGAAACCATATGAAAAAAATCATCATCACGGCATTGGTTCTGTTGTTTGCGACTACGGTATGGGCAGACGAAAAGACTGAATTGCAACTCAGAATAAGCAACTCCAAATTGATTCTACAGAATATCGAAATGCAAATGAGGTTTCTCCCACAGCAATATCAGGAGATACAAAAAGCTCTGCCTGAGTTAGAGGCAAAATTGAAAGCTATAGAAGACAAGGAAAAGGAAACTAAACCCAAGAAATAATCAGGAGGATTCACAATGAAAAAAATACTTTTAGCATTGATGCTCGTAATTCTGTTTGCAGTTCCGGCTTACGGATTAGGGTCATGCACACAGACCGTTAAGACCTCGTACACACCACAGGACAGAGTTGCAGATGCGGTAACGGCCATAGTCACGATAACCTGTATCGCTGATTCGGGGGGTTCGGCTACCTTTCCAACCGCTACGATTGCCCTTGTGCCTTCCACAACGACAAATCCACCCTACAATCTCTATGGCTACTATTTGTATCAGGTAGGAAGAACGCCGGGAAATGTAAGTTCTTCTCAGCTTACATGCTCAGTTGCCTGTCCGACAACGCTTTACACGGTCACAATTACGGACACACAGGGATATGCAATTGATCTCGGATTGCTTACCTCAAACGGCTCAGCATCGGTAGCACAGTTGACGCTGATGGAAAATACCGCAACGGGCTATCCCGTAATCAGGTCAGCCCCTACCGTGGCGATTACCGGGAATGGTGCTACTAACTACTCGGCCACGGTAACTCTCGACCTGATCTTTAAGGCTCGGTAAGGAGGCATGCCATGAAAAAGATATTTCTATTTATAACAGCTTTGCTCCTGATTGCCTCGACTGCGTTTGCGATACCGCCATTACCCCCGAGCATTTCAGGAGGTGGTACTGCCTATATCGCCGCTGGCAAGACCTTCACGGTGAACAATACGCTGACGCTTTCGGGTGCAGATGGTGCAGCACTTGTCTTGACCACCTCCTATACAAACAATGGGGGGCCGGGAACGATTACATGGCCGGGGCCGGGAGCAACGCTTACAATTCCTACTGGCGGCGGCACCTTGGCATCAGCGGCTTTTCTTGCAGCTTCAACCTCACCTACAGCAAGCACGATAGCCGAATGGGATGCCAATTCAAACCTTTCTGCCAATAGTTTAATAGAAGGCTACCTTGCAACGGCAACGAGTTCCGCGACGGTCACATTAACCGTAGCATCCAAAAGACAGCAGATTTTTACAGGTTCGGTAGCACAGACGGTAGTTTTGCCAGTAACAAGCACTTTGGTTCTCGGACAGCAGTTTCTTATTGTTAATAATTCCTCTGCTACTTTAACCTTACAGGCTTCCGATGCAACTACCGTGCAGGCTATGGCGGCTTCAACGTGGGCAATCGTGACCGTTAATTCAACCGCTTCTACCACAAATACAGCGTGGAATCTGAATTATGCTTATTTGACACCTCAGTCCACAACGGCGAATTACATAGTTCTTGCTACCGTAACGACCAACGGAACATTAACAACCACGCAGCTCGGCGGAAATTATTATATCAATAACACAGGGGCAAGCACAGCGATTACCATGACCTTGCAGCAATGCGGTACGGGTAATGCGTATAGTTATGCCGCCGAATTTGGAGTTACGGCTGCTCAATATTTACGGTTGACGGCTTATACTGGTGATGCCTTCCGCTATAATAATACAACAGGGGCAACGACAGGATATATCAGAAGTAATACGCTTGGCACTCGGTGGAAGATAACTTGCAACGGAAACGGATATTGGGATGTTCACGATCTCTTGGGGGTTTTGAATTATGACCAGTAAGAGACCTTTATTTCTCATACTCTTTTGTATCTTTACCCTATGCTATTTCGATTTACAGACAGAAATGGGAACTGGCAAGGCAAGAGCGCACAGCAATCTTGCGCTGATGTATTACAAGGTAGGAAGATATGCAGAGGCAAAAGAACAATGCCTGATTTCCATACAGAAAGACCCGAAAGCTCCTCACGCATACATTAACCTTGGCGCAGTTCTGGTTGTAGAGAAAAATTACGATGAGGCGATAAAGGTTTTTAACAAGGTTTTGGAATTAGACCCCGGCGATAGGGCGGCCTATTTCAACCTTGGCAGAATCTATTACAAGACGGGTAGGCTCGAAGAGGCGGCGCATGAATTTTGGAAGGTGGCTAAATGTGGTCATGCCGATTTGGAATCGGTAGCTTGGAATGACATAGGGGTTATCCGGGCACAACAGGGGCGGCACAGGGACGCACTCGCGGCTTTCGAGAATGCCATTAAAGTTGATAAAACAAATGCAGAAGCAATAAAAAACTATAGAGAGTTTATAAGATTTCACAAGGAGGTCTAACAATGAGCATTAAAAAATTAATCAGTTATCTAAGTATCTTTCTAATCCTGTCGCTTAGCCCGTTCGCACAGGCGGGGGGAGTATTCGGCAATATCAATTATAGCCACATAGCTTATATGATATCCACTGGTTCTTCCTACACCATACCGGAATCTGGTTGGTACAGGATTTCGGCACTTGGTGGTGGGGCGTCAGGAGGAGCGATTTTTGCCTATGGCGGAGCGGCTTCCGGTGGCGGGGGCGGTGGATTCACGGAAACGGAAATATACCTCTGGTCTGGTGATGTAATCCTCTATAGCGTTGGTACAGGTGGAGCGGCAGTAACGTCGTCTATTTCCGGTACAGGAGCAAGTGGCACCACAGGGGGAAATACTACATTGACCTGTTCTGCACGTAGTCTTTCCCTTTACGCTAATGGGGGAGGCGCGGGTTGGTTCAATATAGGTAGTGGCAAAACTGCCCCTGGTGGAACAGGCGGAACGGCATCAAGAGGAACTATAAATTCTACAGGTGGGGTAGGGGGTTCTGCTCAATACGCGGCTACTAGCGGTACTTATTATGCGTCCGGTGGAGGGGCGGCAGGTTCGCCTTTTGGCACAGGTGGACGCGGGGGAAACATAACGCAGACCAATGCCGGAGCTACAGGTGGTGGCGCTGTAGGTGGATGGCAAGGCGGGGATTTAAGTTCAAATGCGGTTACTAATTCTGGTGGAGCAGGCACAGGAGGTAATGCAGTAAATAATGCCGCAATAGCCGGAGTAAACGCCCTTGGATTCGCAAGTAAAAACAGCACAGATGGTATTTGGCGGCAAGGCGGGGTTTGGGTAACGTCTGCCACAACTCAGGCTATGGGGTTTGATTCACTTGTTGATCCCTTCAGGGCTTTAACTGGTGGAGGTGCTGCTGGGGCTAGTAGTACTGGTGGAGGTAGTGGTGCTGGCGGCGGAGCTGCTGCCAGTGGTTGGGGCGGTGTACTTGGGGGTTCATCGGGCAATACGGGTTCGGGAGTCGGTTGTAATAACTATCTGGGTGGAGGAGGGGGAGCAGATGCTTATTCTGCGTCCGCCACTTCTGGTGCTGGCGGCAATGGTCTAATCGCGGTAGAGAGGATAAGCTGATGCTTGAAAAGCTCGGATTGACTATCATAATCGACATATTCAAAGCGATTTGGAAAGCGTGTACGCCAAGCCCTCAACAGAAACAGAAGGTGGAAGATGAAAAGAAAATTGATAATCTTATTGATGCTGTCAACAGTAATGACCCTGGCTATAAGTTGCCGAAGTCTGCCGACAAAGACAAGTGGGGTTCCTGAGCTTCAATTAGAGCATGGATGGAGTCCCACAAAGCAGATGGAGCTTAACGGTCAGCAGGTAGATGTTCAATGTATGACGGTTGCCGATAAGACAAAACTACAAGAATATTTATTGATACTTGAGACACAACAAGGAAAGGAGAAATGAAATGAGTTTACAAGCAGTGGAAAAGTATTTTGAGGAAGGGATACAGGCGGTGGAGAAGTTTGTAATCCCCGTGGCGCAGGTAGCCGTGAGTTGTATTCCAGGTATGCCGCCAATCGTGGGGCAGATAGTGGGTGCTTTGCCCGCACTTATGACTTCGGCAGAGCAGATACTTCCGGCAGACGGTAGCGGGCCTCTCAAGCAAGCGGGCGTTATGGGCTTCTTACAGGCTATCTGTGTAGAACTGGACAAGACCCTTACAGGCGGGGCGCACAACACCTTTGCTGAGATTTCACCTATTGCCCTTAGCGTCATTCAGAACGGCATGGCGGTAATCAACAGCAAGAATCTTGTGGCGGATCCTAAGTTGGCTAACACAGCCGGATAAGGAGGCTCATCATGTCTGGATTTCTCAGTAACGATTACATCAATGCAACGCAGGGCAATTACTCTATCCTTATCGGGTGGATCAAGTTTGAGTTGCCTATTGTAATAGGGGTGATTTTAAAGGCTGTTGCGATACTTCACCCCGGGGTCAAAACCGATACGATAAGGGAACTGCTTACCCCTGCATCGAAAACACCTACACCGCCAACGTAAAGAGGATTCTATGAAATGGCAAACGAAACTAACGGGGCGAAATGTCCGACGTGGGCATGGTTAGCCGCTACATTTCTCGGTATAATCATGCTCCTTGTGGGGGCGGGTCTGGCAAATATGACCTCGACCATAAACAGCCATGCCAGCCAGTTACAGGGGCTTGAGGAAAAGAAGGTTGACAAAGAAACCTATCGTGCCGATGTAGCCGACATAAAGACCAATATCGGTGAAATGCGAAAAGACGTTCAAGCCCTTGTATGGCACATGAATAAGGGGGCTAAGAAATGAAATACGCTGACATACCTATATTTCAAGCCTTGCAGGATAATCAGCTAATGGGCTTGTGCATCTACTGTGAAGCGGCGGGTGAGCCATACGAAGGCAGGGTAGCCGTGGGAACGGTTATTCTTGAACGTGTGGATAGGCACGATTGGGAAGGAAAGACCATACAGGAAGTTATCTTGAAGCCATGGCAATTTTCATGGACTATGCCGGAAGCGGGTCAGGCATACTATGAAAAGTGCGTAGCATTGGCTGATGATTTCGATGTTGAGATCGCCAAGAATGTGCCTTTGCAGGAGTGCTTTGATATAGCGAAGGGATTGAATAACGGAACGATACCGCGTGACCCTGACCTTCACGCCGTGAAATGTTGTCAATATTTGAATCCCTCAACGGCGTATCCTACAATGCAAAAGTGGTTAGATCATGGGCTGAAGGTAGTCAAGAAGATAGGGCATCACAGTTTTTTTGCGTGATTAGTTACATACGGTAGTTGCCATTTTACCGACAAATGTAACATAACAATTATTTTCGTTATAGCCCCTTGAATGATAGCTTGCTCCACCGCCTCCCGTAACAGTATACCCTCCGCCGCCTCCACCGCCCCCGCCTGTTGCAGTAACATACCATCCACTTGAATAGCTCGTTTTGGAATAAGCCGTCCGTTTCATCGGCATTAACATGGCCTTATCAAACTCATTCTGATCGTACCACAATAGACCCAAACTTATCAGGCACACAAGAATAATCAGAACATATCTGAATGGAAATTTTGGACGTACAGCATCAGGCCGATACATCTTTAACCTCCCTCCATTCATATTTTTCTACATCAACTAATGGGTAGCAGTGATTCACCCCATCACTATCCTTTACCCAAATAAGAGGCCCATCGTAGCCACAACCTTCAGCACCCTCATACACGAAGAACCTCTTATCTTTCAAGAATATTTTAACGTCAACTTTCATCCTAATACTCCCCTCCGCCTCCTCCTTTCCCAACTGGGCAAAGTTACAGTTTCAATCTTTTGTTATTAAGCCAGTATTGCATCCGTTCTATCAATTCTTGAACCTCCTCACGATTTAGGTGATGGTCTTTTCCTATCCACAACGCACTACTGCCTGGATGAAGCCAAGAGTCTTTATAATCTCCTATGGCGGATGATTCTTGAATTAACCTTTCTTCTATAGGCTCATTGGCATAGGTATCATGTGTAACAACAATAAAGCCCCTCTGTGTTTGTTTAGCCTTCATTATTTCTCCTTTCCTTCCTGTAGCTCTGTCAACTCCCTTTTTGTAGCAACGGCGAAGTGTGTTCCGCAATACCACTTTTCCCTAAACAGATATTTACCAAAAGCCCCGCAAGGATAACCCTTCCACGGCCATGATGAACGGATACCAGCACACTTTCTTTTCTTCACCAACTCCCTATCTGTCATGTCGGCTCCTTAAAAATCCTTTGTCTTTAATTTGATAATTATTCGATGCCCCTTCTTGTCAAAAAGGGTTTCTACGGTTCTGCCGACAATGCCCTCTGCCGGATGGTTTTCGCCTGTCTGTTCTGTGGCAAGCAAAGAAGAAAATCCATGTCGGACTAATTCAATTCCGTCCTCAAGGGTCATATTACCGATGAAGGGAACTGTTTTAAGTCCGAGTTTTGCGGCAACGTCACAAGTATTCTCCCAACTCAACCACCATTTATTATCAACAAGAACATCAAAGACAATGAATTGCTTTGTCTTGCTATAAGCCCCACCGCCCTTTTGGATTCCCGCACCATAACCTTCTCCATAAATCACGGCAGGGCAGTCGGGGAATATTTCTTGCAACTTTTCGGGCTTTACCATTTCATAGAGATATTTAATCAAGTCGGCGTGAAGCTGTGCCTTGTCTGTCTTGCCGCCAAAAGTCATTTTTCCGTCCTGCCAAATGATGCGGATATTTGTACCGTCAATCTTCTCCGTAAACTGCCAACTCTTGAAAATCCCATAGACAGGATTGCGAAGTCTATCAGGAAAAACCTTGAACGTCTTTTCGTCCCTTTCAAACAATGTTTCTATTTTATGATATTCCATATTCACTCCCTCCCCCGTGGGGTTAGGCTACCACTCTATTAATAATCCAGTAAAAGGTAGTTCATATTTGGAACTAAAGAATTTACGGAAATCTTCAAATCCCGTAAATCCATCCGCTACTGCTAATTTTTCCCTATCCTCAGAATAGAGCCACTTATCATCAATCATAATGCCCATGTTCTCGGTAAAGATTATTTGAGAAACGGAAGTGCATGATACTGCCCTTATCAGCCGACATTGCTTAGTTCGCAATCCTTGATAAAGAAACAAATCGCTTCCCGTTTTTGGATTGCCACTCCTCCGAATTTTCCTTATGGTCTGGTGCTTTTCTCCATTTTCAATAAGCGAAACAAACCTCTTTTGAAAATTATAGGCTGGCATCCCCTCCCCCTTCTGCCGTTAAGCAAACAAATCCCCTGTATCATCTTCTTTTTTGGCTTGCCGCTTCTCTTGCGCCTTAGACATTCCCCTAACGTGTTGCTCGATACAGAGACCAACTCTTTTATCATCAACGCGATGGAGCGTCATTCGATTACAGGTCGGACAATACTTCGTAATCCGAACTGTGTTTTTAGGGTAGTGTTCCATTATTCCCCCAGCCACCTCGCTGCGATTTCGTTTAAGTTATCGGTCATACTGAAAGTCCTCCTGATACCCACATCGGGAACACTTTATCGTTCCTATTATCGAACGCTCATGCAAGGTTTTGTGGAATAAGGTGTGGAACTTATGTCCGAACCAGTAACATAAAAATTTAGGTATTTTCTTTTTCATTTCCATCCAAAAACCTCCTTGCCAAATTGTAAAGCCAGTTCGCAGAAACGAGTGGGGTTGATGAGCCAGTTTAACCATTTACCTACGACATCTATAAAGGCACTTGGATCGCCAGTTGTTTTTCTGTATCCATTTTCTCCGTACATCCCCGTTTTCTTACCAAAGAAAGAGTAGTCTAAGAAATCATCCCACATCCCCTCCTTCACCAACTTCCCCTTGACCGCCATCATGTCGTCAGCCGTGGTGAAGGTTCTCCATATCTTTGTTTCATCCTTTTGGGTAAATCCACCATGTGGGATTGGTTCTGACAAAAACTCCGTCAACTCCTTCCGCCCTTGCTCGTCCATAATGCCTCCTGTGCTAAGCTATGCTGACCATACTGGACAATCTTTTGTTGATGAACAGGTATTACAATCAGTTTTCGGTCTCGTATTCTTACCCTTTTCAAGATTAGGACAGCGTACTGCCATGCCGAGCTCGTAGCCCTTGAGGGCTTTCTTCTTTGAGTAGTCGATTTTCTCCGCTTCTTTCTCTTGATTTAGGGGTAAATCGGCGTTTTCTCCTTCCGGCTGTATCTTCTGTTGTTCATCGGCGATCGTTGATCCTGGGGCATTTAAAGCGGCCGTTCCTTTAGCCCATTCAGAAACCGCCTTGCCGGATGCCTCATCAATCAATTTATTAGCTGGAAACATGATTTTATGTTGCTCTTGGAGTTTAATGGGGTTCGGAATACCTGGCTTTTCGGGTAAAAGCAAAAAGGATACCGTCAGTTCATAGGGTAGTTCTTTTGAGCAAATAGGCTGAAATCCAATGGGGATTATCTGCATTTTGCCCTGTGCATCCTTCTCCATCTTCAGCTTTTCTTCAGCCCTGAAGCACAGGATCAGGTGGGCTTTAACTTGAAGAAGCCTTTGGACCATCTGCTTATGAGATTGTTTCGGCTTAATCCACGATGCCATCTTACAAGCCTCTCGCTTGTGATAGTCCTGTCCCGCCATTCGGCTTAGTTCTTCTTCCTGCCAATCGAGTACGCCTTGTTGTCCCGCCCACTCATGGCTCACAGAATCGACAACTATTGCCTTATACCCCGCTTTATCTGCCGCCATGATAGCCTCTGCATAAGCATCAGGACGGAAAGGCGCATTAAGCTCACAATGGTCGAATGTGAATCTGTCTGCATAGTGGAGCGCTCGCCTGGCTTCCGTGTCGATCACGGCAAAACTGTTGTCTTTGCCGACAATGCCGGATGCAAGGCGCATAGCCGAAAACGTCTTGCCTGATCCGCTTGCTCCAACTAAACCGATCAATAACCCGACTTCTCCCCTGACCGCTTTCTTGAATTCGTAAGCCATTATTCCCCCTAATTAAAGAAGATGTGCATTTTTTCGCATATTAAAATTGTAGCCATTAACCATCCACAAATACCTGAAAGATCACGATTAACGGCGGCCAAAATAACATTTGCAATGCTAAGATATAAAAGTATTTCGGTCATTTATCCCCGTATTTTTTCATTTCCCAATTCGCCATAGCCCACCCTGGCGGCTCAAGAGTATAGATGCCCCTTGAGTATCCAGGCCATATCCCGCTTTTCGTACATTCGCCCCATAACTTAATCCCGCGATTTACCTTTTGTGCGCCCATGTCTTGAAACATCATGTCAAGCCGGATGAATGAGCAAAGGTACGGCTCCTGAATTTCTTGGATCATAAAGATCATGTCAGGCTCGACCTGATCAATATTGCTTATGCCGCGCCGATAGAATGAATCCTGAATATCAATTCCCGTATTTATAACAATGCGATTATAGTTTTCCGGATCTGCAGAAAGGGCGGTAGTTTTGTAATCGAGTAGTAAGGAGCGGTCTTTCGATAACCAATCCGGACGGATCCGGCACCAAACATCGCCTTCCTTCCAAAAGTAGCTGAGTTCACTTTGACCATCGGAAATCTGCAAATGAGAAGGTTTGCCATGTTCTAATTCCATGTTCCACAGGTGAAAGTGCGCGGCATTGACCATCTTATTGATTTCTTCGTATTGCTGAGTGAGCAACGGTATCTTACCGAGCGCCCGTATTTCATCCCTTAATTCCTGGGTTGCTTTCTTGCGCCAATCATCAGCGTCAATAACCATCGCAACGTCTATACCCTGGAGAAAGATGCTGTGTGCGGCTGTCCCTATGTCGAACTGCATCTTTTCTTCTTCTTCGTAATTCGGGTTTAATCGTGGATGGCCATAGAAGGCATGGAGTGGGGATCGAAAAAGAAGTGTTTTGATGGTTGAGCGGGTGAGTGACGGGACAACACATGGATCACTCAAGTATTCCTCAAATGACATCGTATATACGCCTGGGGTGTCGATCATGTCGGCTCCTTTGCTATCGTGCCTCCACCGCCGCCACTCGGGCCTTCCGAAGAATACCGTTTTAATTTTTCTGTCTCATTACGTGTCATTTTAAACCCCTTTAATCTTCTTTCGCTTTGGCAATACTATCACATTCTTCAATGGTCACATACTTCGTGCTGTGAATATAAACCTCTTTTTCTTCTCCTGGCAACAACTGATCTACATTTTGTAGTGTATTATTTTCCCAGTTCTGAATTGCGGCCACTCTTGCCAAATCTTCGTTTTTAATCTTAATTTTCATTGTCATAATTCTTCTCCTTTTCATGAATCGTTTTTTAAATGCGTTCATTGTTTTATAGAGGTCTTTAAAGTCCTCTACCTGCCACTTTATATCTTTTGGTATGGTAAATGACATTTTCAATAATTTAATCCTTAATAATCAAAAGATGTCTGGCTTAAAATAGTTTTTAGTGTTTTGTTGGACTTAAATCTGTGGTTCATTTCTGATTCCATTTTTAAATATTGTTTTGCTAATTCAGGATTATGCTTCGCCCCCACGCGCAAATCATTTTCCGAGGCCAGTACACAAAGCGCACAAGATACCCTTTCATTTCCGTAACCATAAGCCGGATGCGCAGACAATCCAGATGCGTTAATTATTCTAAATATGTCCTGTTCGGTAAATCCCAACATTGGGCGATATGACACAACATTCCGCTTCTTTGTTGTTAATCGACTTAATGGTTCCGATTCTTCCAAGATAGAGCGTTTTCTACTTTCTTCCCTTCTTTCTCCGGTAACAACTAAAACATTTCCTTCATATTTTCTCACAACCTTGTCAATATTTGATCTTTTACAAGCACTTGTACAGTGTCTACACGATATAGAAGGCCACATTCCCCTACGCAATATTTCTTCCGGCAATGATCTAAATGCCTTAGCAATAATAAGAGGAATATTGTATTTTTTGCTTATTAAGTCACACTGTATAATGCTTTCTTTCCATTCCGCCCCTGTATCAGCATAAACTAATACAAGTTTGTCCAATATTCCCTGCTCTGATGCAATAATTTCGACCATAGCCTGAGAATCTTTCCCGCCACTAACATTAAGAATAATTTTATCATAATCAGAAAGTTTCATCTTCATAGTTTGCCCCCTAATCATTACAATAAGCGTTAACTCCACTATAGCGGGCCCCATCATTATAAAGTCCGCCATCCCTGCGCATCGGACACCACTTTTTCTTTGCTTCTTCTTCTGTCATAGTTCCTTGACCGCCTTCCGGATCTTCTTGACCAGCTTACCGATATCATCAGCTATCGTGACAACAATGGCATTACCTTCTGCCGTTTGTGTCGCTGGCATTATCAAAGTTTCGAGCATCGTGGCAAACTCAAGGAGCTTCGTCTTGTCCGGCTTCAATGCTTCCTCTCGAGCCGCCTTCTCTTTTGCTTCTCGTTCAAGCCGCTCCTTTTCTTCGGCATCCTTCTTTGCTTTTTCCTCTGCCTCAATCCGCGCTTTCTCGGCCGTGTCCTTTCTCATTTGCTCAAGGTCGGCAAGACGCTTTTTCTCGCGTTCCTCAGCTTCTTTGGCATCCTGCAGGGCTTTTTTCTCGGCTTCCAACTTTGCCTTCTCTTCCGCGATCCGTTTGTTCTCCGCGTCAATCTTTGCCTTTTCCCCTGCAAGCCTTTTTCGTTCTGCCTCTTGTTCGGCACGTTCCTTTGCCAGCCGTTCTTCTTCTATCTTGCGTAGCCGTTCCTTCTCGGCTTCTTCCTCTTTCTTCTTCGCTTCGATAGCGGCAACACGCTTTTTCTCATTATGTATCTCCGCGTAGATTTGAGTGCATATTTGCTCAAAATCCGCATCCGGCAACGTGGAAACCAATGCTCCGGACAGCGAAATACCGGCATTCTCAAACGGTAGCCGGTAGAAAGAGCCGTCATATTTCATGCCATAATCAAACTGCAGACGGTTGATCCGCGCCTGGATGTGTTCTTTCTCTTTCCGGTCCGCTTCTTCCTTGATCCGTAGCTTCTCCTGGGTGATCTTGTTTTCCTCTGCGGTAAGGTGTTCTTCAATAGGCGCGGCTAGCTCAACAAGCCTCTTGGCCTCTGTGTTGACATCCTTCTGATACTTTAAGACACCTGCCACAAATCCTTTCCGCTGTTCCTCAATTCCGGTCCGCAACTTAACCATGACCATCCGCGCTTTGTGAACTTCCTTGAGCCCTTTTTCATCATCCAGCCCGTCAATTTTCAGCGGCATGAATTCCTGTGACAGCTTGCCAATAAGGGCATCGTTTGCATCAAACTTGACTACTGCGAAATTAACTACCTGTGTAGCAACTTCTTTTTCTCCCATATAATTTTCTCCTTTAAATTTTGACCTTCATTCCATTCCGATAGAAATAATGTTCGCCCCTGTATTGCATGGTCGCTTCAATGCCATGATGCTTGTGTAGAGCCTTGATATACGCTGGCGCAACGTGATCATCAGGCTCCGCGCCGCGGGCTATCCAGACAAAAAACACGACAAGGAATAATATTAGAAATAAGAACACAGCCGCACTCTTTAGGTGGTCTCTCATGGCTACTCCTCCTCGTCTTCTGCTTCAATTAATTCGCCGCCACAAAACGGGCAATAGTTCATGCTATTTTCTTTGGGCGTTCCATCAGTCAAAATAAATGACTCGCCGCAAGAGGCATCCCAGTAAGTGTCTGGATAAAGATTTTCACTTCTTTTCCACGTGCATTTTTCTAATGGCATATCTTCCCCCTCCTCCTCATCCGCACACGCCGCATCGTTAGGCGGCCTTCGCCGTGTCAGGTCGAGTTTGCAACCGCCGTTACGGTCTTGATAAGCACACCGCATGGAGAAGCACATGATTTAAGCACCCGGTTTGTACGTCAGGCACTTCTCTCCTTTTTCATCAACCGCCAATTTAAAAGCATATTGGCAAGCGGGCATATACTTCGCCTTCTTGTCTCTATACATACAATCTGCTTTACAAAATTCAGGTATTGGATATTCCTTCTTCATAAGACCTCCTCCGGGGCGGGCTTTCACCCGCCCCATGCTAAAGTGAATACTAAAAATAAACAGACTATTAAGGGTAAATACATGTTGCCTCTGCTTCCCAAGCTGCCTACAGGACGATTCAGGGTTTTTAGATCGTCAGCCTTATTCGCTTCAACGGTGGCTAAGTTCGGTCGGTTGTCCTTCCGCTTGCCTATGAACATGAACGGCGGCTTTCGGCTTTTGAGGGGATTATATCATCTGCATCTGGCTTGTCAAGCATTATTTTTACACAATGTTATTTTTTTTATTGACAAGTCGATTCTATAAGGTATAATACACATCATGCAACCACTAACATTAAACACAAAACTAATCAAACAGGAAATGGAAAGGGCGGGCATGACACGCTCTATGTTGTGTAAAAGATGGAGGATTTCCCGACAGGTAGCCTTTTATATCTTCCATGAAAAGCCCGTTTCTTATGCTCATAAGTTTGCTAAATTATTTAACAGACCAACAAAGGACTTTGTTTTATGAAATTACCAACTACCATAAAGGCTATAAAAAAATTACAAAAATACAACCCTGAAAAAGAAAAGTTTATCTACTTTCTTGTTTATAGGGAATTATGCGGGAATCAGTTGAGGTTAAAATTTAATGAGGGTTACGGAGCAAGAATATGAGCGACTTAAAAATCGTCCCGTTACGAAGATAACGGATATGGCGGTCTTTGATATTGTTCCTGTAGCAAAGCCGAGAATGACACGGCGGGATAAGTGGCTTAATCCTCCACGCCCCAAAGTTGCCAAATACAGGGCGTTTTGTAATGAAGCAAAGGCCTTGAAGATAACCATTGAGCCATCTGGAAGCCACGTTCTCTTTGTCTTGCCTATGCCAAAGTCTTGGTCAAAGCAGAAAAAAGAGATAATGAATTACCAGATGCACCAACAAACACCCGACCTTGATAATCTTGCGAAAGCTCTTTTCGATGCCCTGTTTGAGAACGATTGTCAAATATACGATGTGCGATTAACAAAAGTATGGGGATACAAGGGACAGATAAAAATAAGAGCAAAAACATAGACACATGAAGCGCAAGGAGTTTCTCGATAAGCTGAAGAGGGAGAAGAAAAATGAGAGAAAGAAGCGAAATCGTAAAAGAGGCACTAAGAAGATTTCCAAAGCTCCCAAAGAAAACGATAGCCCGTTACATACTGCATGAATACGGGGAACACTTTGACGGTAATCTTGAGGCGATCAGGTCAGCCATTCGCTACAAGACACAGAGCACCGGTGTTCGTAACCGCGCCGTAAAAGACCCCATTAAAAAAGACCCCGTCAAGATGCCTCCGACATGGAGAAGGCAGAAAACACCCTACAGGCTTAACCCCGGCCTCTGGTTGGTACTCTCCGACCTCCACGTTCCCTTTCACGAATTAAAACCCATTGAGGCTGCTATAAAGTACGCTCAAGAGCAAGGCGTTACAGGAGTGTTCATCAACGGTGATCTTCAAGATTGTGCTTCTATTTCTTACTGGCCTTCCGTTATCAAACGGGATTTCAACAAGGAGATTGAGGCTACCATTGACTTTCTGGACTTTCTTGAACAGGAGCTTCCTGTTGAAACCGTCTATAAGCCCGGAAACCATGAATACAGATTGCCCCGGCTGTTCGCATCCAAAGTGCCTGAACTTGTAGGTATGCCGCTTGCCGCTATGGATACTGTCTTGGGACTGGAATACCGGGGCATTGAGTTCCTTGACTTCTACCAATACGTCTATGCCGGGAAACTGCCTATCCTACACGGCCACGAAGTCCAGAGAATACACCTTGCGGTGAATCCGGCAAGGGGGCTGTTTCTCAAAACCCGTTCTTGGGCTGCCTGTTCTCATTGTCATACTACCTCAGAAAACAATGCAAGAAACATACAGGGAACGTATCTCACAACGTGGTCTTTCGGTTGCCTCTGTGATCTTCACCCGGATTACAATTCAGTCAACGACTGGAATTGGGGTACTGCTTTAATCAACATCGAAAAGAACGGGCAATTTGAAGTGATAAACAAACGCATATTACCTAACGGGGCGGTGGCCTGATGGACTGGCTATTAGTGGCGGGATTTTACTTCATTTCTGATTACCTCATTGTGAAATATTACAAGCGTATCATCTTGAACAACCGCCTCATGGCATCGCTAATATCGGCAACGATAGTCGGGCTGACCTTAATCTCAATTACCATCGTCGTGGATAGCCCGTGGCTTATTGCGGCGGCGGTTATGGGTGCATTTGGGGGTACATGGGTAGGAATGCACAAATAGTGAATTAGTGTCTCATATTTCACAAATAATGAAATACAAGTAAGGAGGAAATAATGGGAGAATGTGGTTGCGGAGAAATGATACCGCACAAGGTATTTAAGATTGGTAATAGGATTTTGGCAGTTGAAATCTATCGAGGCTGTCAAGATTGTTGCACAGGTATAACCGTTACTCTTAACTTGTTCACTAAGAAAGAGTGGAAAACGTGGGACATAGAACCCGATGCCGAGTTTAAGGTAGACGAACACGGATATGCCCAAATTGCTTTTCCAATTATCGAACAAGAAGACCTCGTTGCAGTTGCAAAAAGCGAAGAATATCAAAACATCTTTGATGGGGAAAATGGATACGAGAACCTTGAAGATTTTTTCCATGATGAAGGACTAAGAATATTACAGGAGGCGGTGGAACACTGTCAATTAAGGCAAAAAGGATACACGCCATAATCCCATCGAATGACCCGACTTGCTGTAGCAACATTGAGCCGAGCTACGACATATCGCACCTCTCCATACAAGAGAAGGCAATCGTGTGTGACCGTATTTTGCAATATCTCTGGACTGAAAACGATGTGAGAAAGTGGTTTCCGAAGGTGGGGAGTAAAGAAAAATGAGGGTTTTAGTGGCTTGTGAATTTTCGGGAATAGTCAGAGATGCTTTTGCGGCAAGGGGGCATGATGCGTGGAGTTGTGATTTGTTGCCGACAGAAAGACCGGGAAATCATATTCAAGGAGATGTTTTGGAGATTCTCAATGACGGATGGAATTTGATGATAGCACACCCGCCGTGTCCACGATTAACCAATGCGGCTGTCTGCTGGCTACATAAACGTAATTTATGGAAAGAGTTAGATGAGGCAGCCATTTTCTTTAAGAAGTTTTTAAATGCACCGATTTCAAAAATAGCTGTAGAAAATCCTATCCCCCATAAATATGCCGTGGAAAGAATTGGTAGAAAGTATGACCAGCTTGTTCAGCCATATATGTTTGGACATCCAGAAAGAAAGGCAACCTTTTATGGATAAAAGGTTTACCTTTATTACAACAAACTAACGATGTAAAATCAGAAATGGAAAAATTACCAAAACACTTATCTCAACGAGTTCATTATGCAAGTCCAAGCCCCAATAGATGGAAAGAACGTAGCCGTACTTTTCAGGGCATAGCCAACGCAATGGCGGAGCAATGGGGATAGCAGTTTCCGAAACGGGGGGAGAATGAAAGTATATTTAGCGGCTCGATATAGTAGGCGTGAGGAACTTTGCGTTTATCGTAAAATACTTCAATCTTTGGGTTATACCGTACAGGCTCGGTGGTTAGATGGTAAACATCAGATCACAAGCGAGGGCGTGCCGATAGGTGATAACGGCGAAGCACTTATTGAAGCTGAACACAGTATCGGAAACAACGAACTTCGCGCCAAATTTGCCCAGGACGATTGGGAAGACGTAACGGGTGCGGATATTGTCATAAACTTTACAGAGCCGCCACGATCAAACCATAGTCGCGGAGGTAGGCACGTTGAATACGGCATAGCCCTTGCCCTGCAAAAGCGTACCTTCGTCGTCGGCTACCGTGAAAACCTTTTTCATTGGCTACCCACTGTTGATTTTTACAAAACCTTCAGCGAGGTGCTTGAGCGTCTTACGAGGATGACGGAGTAATGCAAAATAATCTGTTGACAGGGCGAATGAAAGTGGTAGGATGAGGTATCAGGTGGGAGGCACGCCCGTGATAGAATCTGTAAAATTTGATAAAAAGCCAATATTTAAACGCCTTGTGGGGTTTTGCCTGTCTATCAGGAAACGTGCCACTCACAGGGCGTTTTTTATTGGCGAAGGATAGGCATGAAGTATGCTGACAAACTCAAGGATCCAAAATGGCAAAAACGTAGACTTGAAATTTTTAACCGTGATAATTGGACTTGTAGGCTGTGTAAGGAGCCAGACAAATCATTGGTGCTTCATCACTTGTGCTACTTCCCCAAAATTGAGCCGTGGGAATATGAGGATAAATATTTATTGACCTTATGCGAACCATGCCACGATAAAAACGATTTTAAAACGCTCGGCGGTTTGGTTGATAAAATTATTCTTGATGCCTTTCTTCAAAGCCGTAGGCGGATGCTGGAAAACATTTTAGAAGATAATTATGACCCCGAATTATCAAGACATTTAGATTTAGTGCTGTGCCTGTTGGGTGTGTAGCTATGGCAAAGAATAAGCTTCTTGAAGCGGCATTGACGTATGAAGAAATGGGTTTTTCTGTTATTCCCATAATCCCCGGTCAAAAGAAACCGATGGTCAAATGGGAATCATTCCAAAAGCAACGGGCAACAAGACCACAAATTATTTCCTGGTGGTCTGCAACACCAGATGCAAACATTGGAATTGTTACGGGCGAAATATCGGATCTGTTTGTAGTAGATATAGACACAGAGGAAGGACAACAAAACCTTCTACAATACGGATTTGATAATGCCAGCACACCGATCGTTAAAACTCCCCGGGGCGGCCAGCATCTATATTTCAAATATCCAAAGGGCAGAAACATAACCATCGGAGCCGGAAAAATTAAGGGTACAGATTTCCGGGGCAATGGTGGTTATGTCCTCGCCCCCCCATCAAAGAACGGTGAGGGCAAACCGTATCAATGGATCGTAGATTTGAGCCATGAACGGAGCCTCGCCATGCCAGAGGCTTATCTTAAAATAATAAGTACATTATATATAGGCAATGTAGACAAGACAAAAGACGATAGTCTACAAGTGTCTACAGAGTCTACAAATGTCTACAATGAAAATATATGGGAAGTGGGCAAAAGGGACGATAGTTTATTTAGATTAGCCTATACTTTAGCATTAGGTAAATGCACAAAAGAATATGCCTTTCAAGTGCTTATCTCTATAACTGAATCATGGGGAGAGCATGATGAGAAATGGATCCAAGACAAAATCGAGAGCGCATGGAAGAGGGCAAAATCTAAAGAACGGAACCTAATGCAAGACATCAGGGATGACATTGTGTCTACAAGCGGCGTGTTTTTGTCTACAGAACAGGCAAAACGTCTACAACTGTCTACAAGAGAAGAGTTGAAGAACCAATCTATCTGTTTGAAGCGTGCTGTTACGGAGGGATTAATAGTAAAGCATGGCAGTAAAAGCGGTCAATGGCGAACAGTAGATCAAGACGAAGAACCGATTGACTGGGAGAACGCAGACACAACGCCGTTAGATATAAAATTTCCGCTAAATGTGCATGAATATGTGAAGATTCACAAGGGCAATGTAATTGTAGTAGCCGGGGAATCTAATGCAGGGAAGACGGCTTATTGTATGAACTTTGCATTAAAAAATAAAGACCTAATGCCCGTAAATTATATGAGTTCTGAAATGAAGGAGGGGTCTGAGCTTAAAATTAGAATGGATGAATTTCATGTGGGCGATAGTGCATGGCGGGCAATTAAATTTACTTTTAGAACCGATAATTACCCCGACAAGATTAATCCTGATGGTATAAACATAATTGATTATTTAGACGAGGGGAGCGATGCCGAAGCATATAAGATGCCTATGAGGATCCGACTAATAGCCGATAAACTACAAAGTGGGATTGTTGTTATTGCTATACAGAAGGATCCAAATAAACAGTTTGGTTTTGGTGGAGCCGGAACCATGAATAGGTCAAGAGTATATTTGACTATTCAAAGAAAGGGAATATTAACTATAGAAAAGGCGAAGATATGGAGGGATAAAAATGATAACCCAGATAGGAAGTTTATCCAATTCAAGCTTGCCGCCGGATGCAGGTTTACACCCGTTGGTCAATGGAAAAAACAAGGCGAAACCCTTGAAGATGAAACAACATTGGAGAGGTAAGTTTGTTTTTAACCTTGAATCTTATGTGCTTTACCGCTATGCTTATACTAAAAGACAGGCATGGTTGCTTATGTGTAAAGAGATTGCCCGCAAACAAGACGTAATTCCGTCATTGGTTATGGATTACTTTGACGGATCCAAAGATAATTATACAATAGAGATAGAAACTGAATGGAGGGAAGGTGAATGAACCAGGTTAAGTTAATTGGACGGTTAGGCGCGGATCCAGATGTTAAGTATTTACCTGATGGCAAGATGGTTGTAAATGTAAACCTTGCAACTTCAAATGATTATAAGAAAAATGAGGAATGGGTTAAGCGTCCGGCTTCTTGGCATCGGCTTGTAGCTTTCGGGGATATCGCTGAGGAATTGGCGAAGTATGCGAAAGGTAATAAACTTGAAATAGAGGGCAAGATCACATATCGTCAATGGGAAAATAAAGACGGTAATAAAATGACCTTAACAGAGATACAGGTTTGGAAGATCGAGGGTACACCGTCAGATGTAAAACCGAGTGCATCAGAACCCGTTGACGATGACATTCCGTTTTGAGGAATACAAATGACCTTCCGGACCGTTCTGGGCATTACCGGGCACGCTATTAACCGTAATCGGCTCAACCATGATTAACGTTGGGCTTGGCCTGTTAATCTTAGGCGCATGGTGCATTGTTTATTCTGCTTTTCTGCCGGAGGATAATTGACCAGACTCCACGATCCGCATATCTGCATGAGAGCAGAGTCTGTTGAGGAATATTTGGCAAGGGGAGGCAAAATAACACACGTTGGCTCGTACGCCAACATTCCTGATAAACTTACCCGACCCTGTAATAAAGCAAGGGATTTTGCCAGTTATGATTATAGTGATGCAGATTATCCTGCGAGTTTGAAGCATGGAAAATAAGGCAGTATCGGAATATTTAGCCAAAGGCGGCAAGATTCGCAAGATGCCTACTATTCACAAATCATCAGATCGCGCCAAGGTAAGAAAAAGATATGTGCTTGACCCGTGTCCGATATGCAAGGATTATCAGACTTGCAAAGACCCCTGCCCCAAAGTAGAGAGGTTTCTTAACCACGACGACGGCCTTGAATCATGGAAAAAGGTAACAACGATTGCTCACATTAACGGCAAACATGCCAAAGAAATGCCCCAAGGGGTGTCAACTTGCGAAGCTATATTAATAAATTATTTTATAGACCGCACGACACCACGGGAAATAGCAAATAACTATCACAAATCAAGGCAGTACATCCACCGCATCATAAAACACTATTCTAAAATAATCATCGAAAACATCAAAAAATCGGTTTAAAATCTTCCTGTAAGTAAAAAGTACCTTAAGTTCTTTCCGTAGTGGGTTGCGAATGCAATCCCACGAGCATAGAACCGGAAGGACAACAAAACAACCACCAGGACGATCAAACATGGTTCAAAACCTACTGATCCCTGGCAAGCCGCAAGCAACGCGGCTAACAAACAACGGAGCACAAAACATGCTCTTCAAGATAGGTATCTCACTCTTTATAATCATGCTGATTCTCAGCTTAACCTTCTGCCTGATGGAGTACGCGAAACAATGACGGCGCAAGAGAAGAAGCCCGGTCTTAAACGCGGAAGACCCACAGACTACAAACCTGAACTCTGTGATGATATCCTTGAATTCTTCGGCGCTACAGAAGAATGTTACAGGGAAAGTGAAGTCACGGTAGGCGGCAAGAACTGGGAACGAACAGAGACAAAACTTCTACCCACAAAACTACCCACACTTGAGGGTTGGGCCTGTAAACACGGAATACATCCCGGAACCGTATGGGATTGGACACAGCGACATCCAGATTTTGCCGATGCCGTTACGCGAGTGAAGGCCTGGCAGAAACAGTTGTTGATTCAGGGCGGAATCATGGGTGTCTATGATAGTAAGTTTGCTCAGTTTGTGGCGATTAACGTCACAGACATGAGAAACACACTTACGGTAGATAACAACCTTCAGCTTACCCTACGACGCGATCCCAAAGAACTAGAGATGATGGCAGAGATGGCCCGCGAAATCGGCGCTAGAATAGCCTCTGGTCAGTTACCCCAGCCACCCCAAAGTGGAGGGAAAGACCAACAGGGCGAGACAATAGATGCCGAAATGGTAGGTAATAGTGGATAATAAGTATCCAGACGATACACCTTATTTATCATCCACAATAATATCAATAGCTTATGGGCAAGCCAAACTGTGTATAAGAAGTATTATGTAAACTCTAAAAAGCTGGTGGAGTTGAAGGATTGAAACGAGGATCAAAGTGGAGAATGGGCGACGATGGAGCTTCCCTGAAAATCGGTTCCAAAGCATGCTTTTTGGACGACCCCCCACCCCCCTTTTTGAGAGGGTGGCTCGGAATTTCACGGACTCCGTTTTCATGTATAACCCCTATGGCCTTTAGTTTTTAGGAACGCATTATAAATCCAGACCGTGATTACTCACAAGACCCCGGCATAGAGTTGTGTTTCTACGTGTGGCTGTTCATTGTGCTTTTGCTTTGCTGGTTTTACATAGGGGCTTATGGCTTTTGATCCTTCCAGAACTGGCATGAGGGAACTCGCACAGATTGACCCGTGGTGCTGGGCGTATTGGAACAAGTTAAGGCTTTCCGCTGGTGAATTCAGGGTTGAGGGACACGAATATCAGGTTGGTCTGATGCAGAGCCGGGCGAGGAAGCGTGTGTATAAGAAGGCCGCACAGATGACGTTTTCCGAGTCTGAGATTTTGCGGACGTTACATGGAATGATTCACGGGTTTTTGCCGAAGGGTTGCCTGTATTTATTTCCTACGGATGATGATGTAGGCGAGTTTTCAAAGGCGCGGTTTACGCCGCTGATCGAGTACAACCCGGATTCCATAGGGAGGTATGTCACTTCAACGGATGCGACGAACATTAAGCGAATAGGACGGGCATTTCTGTATCTGCATGGTGCGAGGTTGACGCAGAAGATACAGGGCGAGAAGAAGGATTCTTCCAAATTACGTACACGGTCTGTGGACAAGGTTGTCTTTGACGAGAGGGATCTAATGGAGGATGGCGCTATTGCGATGGCACTTGAACGGTTTTCGCATTCAGAGGTTCAGGAGCAGGTTGAAATATCCACTCCCACCACTCCGGGCTGGGGCGTTGATGAATCATATGAGAATTCAGATCAGCGTGTATGGATGCTGAAATGTGAAGCGTGCGGGGCGGATACTTGCCTTGAAATTGAGTTTCCCGACTGTTTAAAAACATTAGCAGACGGCACGGTTTACCGGGCGTGCATTAAATGCGGCAAGGAAATATTTTCAAAAAGCGGGCGATGGATCGCACAGTATCCGGGGCGCGAGGTTGAAGGCTACTGGATATCACAACTCAACAGCAAGTACGTTTCCCCGAAGACAATTTTAGACATGTTCCGCAATCCTCCAAACGGGGATTTGCAGGAATTTTACAACTCAAAGATGGGGATGGCCTATGTTGCGGCAGAGAACAAACTGACCATGAACGATGTCTATTCGTGCTGTAATAAAGAGGCCATGCTTATTAACCACCAGGGGCCTTGTGGGATGGGTGTTGATGTCGGGTCTATGCTTAATGTTTTGGTCGGTTTCAAACCGAAAGAAAAGCAGTTACAGGTTTGTTATATGGCGCGGGTGTCCTCGTTCAATGACGTGCATGATATTGGCAAGAGATTTAACGTGAAGTCATGCGTGATTGATGCCGAGCCGGAACTGAGGAAGGCGCGGGAGTTTGCCGAGTCTCAATCCTATCCATGTTGGGTGTGTGATTACGATGATAATTTAACGGGCATCCAGTGGCACGAAGACAAGCGATTAGTCAAGGTCAATAGGACATGGGTATGTGACGCGACACATAATCTCGTATCAGAACCCGGTCTTTTGATTCTGCCCCGGAAAAGCGAGGAAATGACCGTATTCGCCAAACAGGTGAGCGCGGCAGTAAAGAAGTTGGTGGAAACGCCCGACGGTTCACGACGCTATGTTTATCTGAAGGCGGTTGACCATTATCGGCATACTTTAAATTATTTATGGCTGGCAGCAAAACAGATTGGACTTGCGGAACCCGATTCCCCGGAGAAAAGGATCATGAAGATGATAAGGGACAGGGAAATGGGTAGAGCAAACTACGAACCCCTCAGTCATGGATTGGCGGTGAATTGATGGCAGATTGGGGAATAGGTGAATATGCAGCAGTAACCGCAGCGGCAGCTACCGTAACTGGCACTACTTATACTCTTATGAGCGCCCCCAAAATGCCCACCCTTCCGGCGCAGCCTTCATCGGCGGATACGGAAGCGGCGGCCTACGCTCAGGCCATAGAATCGAGGAAAAGGCAGGGAGCGGCATCGACGATACTCACAAGTCCGTTGGGCGTGGGCGGAACCCCGCAGACGCAACGGGCTACATTAGGGACATAAGATATGGCCGAAAAAGAAAGAACCGACGACCAAAAAGCGCAAGACTGTCAGAAATATCAAAAATATTTAGCCTCTGTTCGGCTGCCGTTCGAGCCGATGATTGACAATATTATTACGTATGTAAATCATTCACGCCGGAAGATAGTCGATAAGGAATCTAAGAAGGGGCAGAAGACGGGCATTGAGGTCTATGACGGTTCTTCAATGCTGGCAAAAAACCTTCTTGTTGACGGCATGGTGGGTTATCTCTGCGGAAGAAATATTGATTGGTTTGGCTATGAACTTCCGGGCAAGTTTAACTTTCCGCGCACTTCGGGCATGCGTCACTGGTCGGGCAAGCGCATGGATGAAATGCCGCAGGTGCGAGTATTCCTACAGGACTGCATGGATGTTTCATACGCCGCTTTCAACAGGTCTAATTTTTACGATGTCATTCCCGAATTCATAGGCGACGGCGCAACGTGCGGGACAGCCAATTTACTTGCAGAAGAAGAAGTAGCGTCTGGCCGCATTACCTTTACCGTTCCCCATTTCAGAGAAAACTTTATTGCAGAAAACCAGTGGGGCAGGGTCGATACCAATTACCGCCTTTATAAACTTACGCTCCGGCAACTCAAGGACAAGTTCGGCATGGAGACGATGAAGAAGGTTGACCCCGGATTTTCTAAAGCATACGACGACAACATGCACGCGGAAAAAGAAATCCTGCATGCAATCTATCCCCGCAGCGATTATGACCACGGCAAGATAAATGGGAAGAACAAACCCATAGCATCCATGTGGGTTTATCTGTCTCCGTTAAAACTCATTGAAGAAACGGGTTATAACTGGCTGCCTACCATAACGTGGAGATGGAGAAAAAACAATGACGAATGGTACGGGAGGTCTCCGGCATGGGACGCTTACATAGACATAATGCTGTCAAACCAGCAGGGCAGGACAAACCTTATAGCAAGTCACAAGATGGCCGAGCCCCCGATGGTAGCCTTTGCAGACATGCGCGGGAATGTGAACGTGGGGCCGCGAGGATGGACGTTCATGGACAAGACCACGAACCCGAATTTAGGCGAGGTCATGCCCCGTCAGTTGATGACCATAGCAAGCCTTCCGTTTTCCGTAGAGGCTCAGGGTAAGACGGAGAAAACCATTAGGGAGCATTTTCACGTCGATTTCTTTTTGATGCTCTATCAGGCGGCTATGAACAAGACAGAGCTTACCGCAACCCAGGTTATTGAGATGATGGGAGAGAAGGCGGCTGTCCTAGGAACTCGCGTCGGCATGCTTCAATCAGAAGCCTTTGATCCTATACACGACAGGGTATTTGAAATTGAAATGAACGCGGGACGCATGCCACAGCCTCCACAAATCCTCATGGACATCGGCGGAGTTATCGGAGTGCAGTATCTTGGCCCGCTTGCACAGGCGCAGACAAGGCTTACAAAATCCCGTTCAATACAGGCAGGCTTGACATTAATCAGCCAGGTAGCAGACCGCAAGCCGGAAGCGCTTGACCTTATTGATTGGGATGGTTCGATAAAAGAAATACTCGATTCAACAGGATTCCCCGCAAAGCTGATCCGTAATGACGACATGGTTAATAAGATACGTCAAATGAGATTACAGGCCCAGGAGAAACAGAGACAGATTGAGAACCTGCCAAAGATTGCAAAGGCAGCGGCGGCAGCAGGGAAGGCCACACAGGAAGGCAGCCCACTTGCGGCACTAATGGGCGGCGGAACAGGCGAGGAAATGAATGCCTGAAGATTTTGATTTAGTACAACAGGAAACAGAAGCGGAGAAATATGAGCGGGAGATCAAAGACAAGTATCGCGCCTTATTTGGTTCTGGCATTGGCGTTGAGGTGCTTGCGGATATTCTTGCCCTTTGTCATTTCGGTTCTACACTTGATCCAGACAATAAGGTTCAGGTTGCGGAATATAATGTCGGCGTGTCGCTTCTCGCAAGGTGCGGGATTCTTGCGCCGGATAACTTTGAAAGCGTGATTCACGCTTGGTTGGGTTTACGCAGAAAACGTAAATGACCAAAAGGAGGATGTGATGGGAGCAATTAATTTTTGGAGGAAAAAGACAGATTTAGTTTGGTCAGGATCAGCGGGCCAGTTAATCAAGGGTGTGTTCAATGCCACGACTGCCGGATATGGTTTAAAGCTAACCACGGCCCGCACATGGATTGAGAGGGGCAATGCAGACGATGGCGGAGCGGTTATAAGCGGCTCAGGTGCGGCTTATCTGTTCGGCTCGCGAAGATTACTTTTAACTGCCGCACAGACAGGCAACAACTCATGGTATGGCGGCTGTGACCGGGTATCTGTCAATTCGGATTGTAGTGCGGTTACGGGTCATGTAGCAGGACATTGGGGGTATCTTGAAATGAAGGCATCCTCAAAAGTGAATGTTGCCGGGGCCGTTAGGGGTCAAATTGATTGTCCAAGTACGGCGGTAGTCGGCACTTTGGCAGGTGCTTTTATGGCTGCATCAAACGACCTGTCAGGAACGCACACCGGGCCGATTTGCGCTATGGCTGTGACTACGCCCGTGGCCGGTTCATGGGATGGACTTGTTGGTATTCAGTCAACGGAATGTGTTGTTACCTCATTTACAGGAAATACAACATTTGCGGCAAACAGCAAGGGGAGTTTCACGCAGGTAGGCCAGATTAAAATATATGTGGGCGGTAGCCTCTATTATATCCCCTACGGGACAGTAGCATAGAAAGGAAGGTTTTTGAATGGTTCTCGACAGCGAAGACCAGCGCGGATTGATTCTTAATGCTCTTATGTCTCAACCGATTCAGGGAGACTATCAGGGCATTGTAGAAATGTTACCAAAGTTCACAGCGGTAGTTGAAGCGGTGAAGACCGCTACAATAGAGGAGAAGAAAGATGGCTAAGGGAAGCGGCGGTAAATCCAAAGACCCCTCGATGTTGGAAGAAGATTATTTCATCCAGAAGAACATCAAGCAGAATAAAAAGTTTTTACCGCCAAAACCAAAGAAGAAACCCGCCATGAACTATAGCGGGAAATTAGGGATAGTTTATAAAACTGTTCCAAACAGCAACGCGCATTAAAAGAAAGGAAGTGTTTTAATGGCAGGCGAGATACTTGCACAGCTACCGGAAGACCTGAGATCGAATGAGGCTTTTACCGGAATGAATACGGCGGGAGACCTTGCAAAAGGCTATCTCGACGTGAAGGGGAAAGTTTCGGAGTTCGAGGGGAAGGTAAAGGACTATGAGGGGAAGGTAATACCTGACCTGAATAAGCGCCTTGAGAATTCAATCCCGAAGTTGTCAGAAAACGCCACGGACGCAGACAAAGCGGCTTATTACAAAGCTATCGGAAGGCCGGACAAGGCAGAAGATTATGAGCTTCTTGGCCCGGACGGGAAACCGATGGACTCGAAAATTTCACAGTGGGCAAGAAACCTGTTTTTTGAAAATGGCATCTCAAAAGAAGTTGGAAAGAAGATCGGGGATGCGTGGAATGCCTACTTGGGAAATGTTGTAAAGGCCGAGGTTGAGCTGCGTGAGAAGGAAAAAGGCGAAGCGGAAACGAAACTCAAGGCGGAATTAGGAGACAAATACGATGCAAGCGTCGAACTCGTCAAGAGGGTTTGGAAAAAATTCTCTAATGATGAATTCGATAAGTTCGTAAATGAAACCAAAATTGGAAACCATCCAAGCCTTATCCGCTTCATGATTAACGTAGCAAAACTTACGGGAGAGGATAAGAGTCCTCCGGGGTCTCCAAGACCGGGAGCGGGAGAAAAGGGCGGAATCGTTTACGACAAGAGTCCTGAACCTCCTAGAAAATAATCCTCTCTGTTTGAGGAGGATAAAAAATGTCATCAACAGCAGTATTGGGTTACGCAACCCTAATGGATGTCGTCAATGAATATACGTCCCTTGACGCACAGGGGCAGTATATTTGGGCGGCACAGGTTTTAGACAGGAAATGCCCTCTTGTGAGAGTGCTTCCAATGGTTGCTTCTAACCAGATTATGAGCAACATCGGATCGCGGGACACCTATATAGGCTCTCCCGGAGCAAGACGGTTCAATGAAGGCATCGTTCCGACAACCACACACAGTGCGCCGCTCTCCGAACCAATCGCCATGTTTGAGGATTATTCGGAAGTGGATTATGCGCTGTGGAGAATTCAGAATGATCCGAACGCTTGGAGGCAGAGCCAGGATCGCCGGAAGGTGGAGGGAATGACGCAGAAGGTCGAATATGACTTCTATTACGGAAGCATTGCCACTTATCCCGGTGAGTTTAACGGGCTTCTGACAAGATTCAACAGCCTCACGACTTATCCGAACGGTGATTCGACATGGTATTACAACGTGCTTTCAGGAGGCGGCGGAACCTCCGCAAATACCACATCAATCTGGATTATTGAATTCGGCGACAAGAAGGTTTACGGGATTTATCCCAAGAACCTTCCGGGCGGCCTTGAAATTGAAGACCTCGGAAAAGTCACAAAGGAGGCGGGAGCATCCGGCGGGACAAGCGGTTCTCTCTTTGAGGTTCTCCGTACACACTTCACTTGGTTTGTTGGTATTGAAATAGACGATGAAAGATGCGTCCAAAGATATTCCAGCATCGGAACCATGGTAGGCGGTGCGGCCAATTTCGACGAGGAAGTTCTTATCCAGTTGAAGAATCAGCTCCCTGGATTGGGTGAAGATCCCGGCACGGTGATTTTCTGCAACAGAACCGTGAAGACGCAGATGGATATTCGTGCGGTGTCTCAGAAGACAAATACCTACTTCACGCAAGACCCGGCAACGGGTGATGTGTGGGGCAGGCCAGTAACACGCTTCCAGGGCATCCCGGTCATGGTTGCAGAAAAGATTACCAACACCGAAACCGGGTTGAGTTAGGAGGAGGTGCAATATGCCAGTTTATGATTATAAATATCTTTTAACCGACAACGGGATAGTGACAACGGATATTGTTTCCACGAACACCGTGAACTTCGGAGTAGCAAAGCCGAATGTAAATAAGGGCGGTAAGTTCGGGCTGCACATCATTATCACTACAGCGTTCACAGATGCGGCAAGTGGTATGGATTTTAGTATTGTCCATAGCGCCTCTGATAACCTCAGCACATCAAGCACGAAGCACACAACGGCGCGGATTCAGGTAAGTGATTGTACCGCAGGGGCGCACATCTTTATTCCAATGGCATCCCACACCATGCTTCAGTATGTTGGTGCTGTTGCCGCGCATGTGTCCGAGGCACTTACCGCCGGGTATGTAACAATGTATCTTGGCGATGCGGAACCACCCTCATAGAAAGGAGCATTTTAAATGCTTTGTAAAGCAGTGAAGTGTTTAAAAGACTGCATTGATGGTCAGGCAGTAAGGTATGACCGGGAAAGGATATACAATATTGACCCGACTAATCCATGCGCGATTTATTTCGAACTTCCAAAGGAGGGCAGAATCATTGCCCTCCAAACGGAAAAGGAACGGCGGCTGAAAACGCTGGAAAACCAGAGGGCGCTTGGTTACAAGGATGAGCGTTTATCAAAGGCAAATCCAAATGAATTCGACGCTGAACTTAAAAGCCTCGGCGTAAAGATAGATGACAACGAATTCATGTGTACCTTTGATGGATGCGAGTTTATCGCAAAAAACGCCTTTGGTTTACAGTCACACATGAGGTCGCATAATTAGGACAGGGGGGGCTTAAAACGCCCCCTTATCCTTAAGGGGATTTTATGGGAACTCCCAGCGCTTCGCAGGTGGGCATTATAAATCTTGCCCTGTTACGCATTGGTGCCAGCATAATCTCGGCCATTGATGAAGGGTCGGCCAATTCGATAAAAGCCCTTGCCGTTTGGGATTATATTTTTCAAGAAGTATTACAGGCGCGGGATTGGCGGTTTGCAAAGACACGATATAAAATGTCGCAATCTACGGAAGCGCCGCTCTATGCTTATCAATTTGCATATCCCCTGCCTTCTGATTTCTTACGTCTTGTTAAACCGAAAGAGTCAACTTCAAAAGGCGTTAATCCCGTGGCCTATCCTTTGGGCTACTGGTACAACATTATTGACACGTCGGGTTATTCACGTTTCTTTAATTATGATCCGCCTGTTTATCCCGCCGGATTGCCGTATGTCATAGAGGCATTGCCTGATACCAGCGTGCTTTGTCTCTTTACCGATTACGACAATACAGAGCAAGACCTTTACATCAACTATATCCGCCTGATTTCTGATTACACATTATGCACACCCGCTTTTATCAACTGCCTTGCGAACAGGCTTGCGGCGGAACTTGCAATCTCCATCACAGAAGACAAAGAAAAGGCCGTCAATAAGATGCAGGATTATAAGAACTCCCTTAACTCCGCCGAAGCTGTTAATGAATCACTTGACTATTTAGATGATGAGGCCGGGGGGCAAGAGTGGGAGAACGCGGGTAGATAATGTTTAAGTCTTCTATTCCAATCAATAGCTTTAATGCCGGGGAGCTTTCGGGGTTAATAGAAGCCCGCACGGACATTTCTAAATACGCAAGCGGCTGTCAAACGCTTGAGAACGCCTTACCTCTTGTAGAGGGTGGGGCAAAGAAAATGCCCGGTACTTATTATGGTGGTTCTACTAAGTATGGCAGTGCAAGCAAGGCACGGCTTGTCTCTTTCAGTTTTTCCACAATTCAGAATTATATTTTAGAGTTTGGCAATCAGTATATAAGGGTATGGGCTACAGGCGCAAATGCCGGACTTGTTACAGGTGATGTTACCGCCCTGAGCAACTACGTTCCCGGCACGGCTTACACGGCGGGACAGTACGTTAAGGTAGGGGCTTATGCCTCTTTTTCTTTTACGGGGTCAAAGGTTCTTAACATCATAGCCCCCTTTGCACAATTTTATACAGGCAATGTTACCATTACCATAGGCGTTAATACAGGAGACACACTCTCCGTTGCTAAAAATGGCATAACACCGAATCAGGGTCTTAGTATTCTACTTGCAAACGCAACTCCTTCTAAAAATAGTGCCACGAATATTCAAGCCGCAATCGTTGCGCTGGTCGGTTTAAACGGCGCTACCGATGAATATATTGACTTGACGGGCTGGACGGTTGACGCGAATTCAGCATACAATACAACTCCGGCTATCGTCGCCCCTGCAACCACATCTTCGTCAATGACCACGGTTGCTCAAGCATACGTGGCGAACCATAATAATCAATATGAATTCCCTCCGCTCTTTACCGTTGATTGGTCTATTTATTCACCCGCTACTGTTGTTGAGATTACCACACCATACCTCGCGGCAGACCTGTTTGATTTAGACGTCAATTCGCAAAGTGCGGATGTATTATATATTTTTCACCATTCCTATCCTCCGGCAGAACTTATGCGGTATTGCTCTTTTGGCTGGGTTTTTCAAAACCTTTCATGCAGGGGAACTCAAGGCCCGGTTAGCGCCGGATATGCAGACATAGGCAATCCAATAGCTTCAATTTCTCAACAAAACCCCGCAGTCGTTTACGTAACTAAAGATGGATTAGCAACTGGTCAGAGAATCTACATGAGTGGAATTTCCGGCATGGTTGAACTTAACGGGGGGGAGTTTCTTGTTTATAACTATACTACGGGTGGGCCAGGTTCATGGAAACGGTTTAACCTTCAAGACCCGGATACCGGGGCGGTAATAGATACAACACAGTTTAATGCCTATGTCGCTGGCGGATTTGTTGTTGCGGTAAATAATATGTTCGCCGCTACGGGAGATTATCCTGATTGCGGAACCCTATTTCAACAGCGTCTTGTCCTTGCCGGGTCTGACAATAAACCACAAGATATAGATGGTAGCGTGCAAAGCGATTACCCCGATTTCATTTGTGACCTTAACGAAGAAGATCATGCCTTTCAGTTTACGATGGTTTCAGGTCAGGTTGACCGCATACGCTGGCTTGTAGGGAAGCAGATGTTAATGATCGGCACGGCTGATGGCGTTTGGGGGATGGGCGGAACAAATGGCGCTTCTCTTTCACAGGCCAATGTGGATAACGAAAAACAGATTTCAACAGGCGTTGGCAAGATAGCCCCGCAAATGGTCAATGATTCAATTATATGGGTTACGCGGTCAGCAAGGGTTGTGCGGCTGCTTCAATATCAATGGCAGACTAATCAGTGGATAGCCCCGGATTTAACTCGTGTTGCAAGGCATATTACAATAGGCCCGACCAAAGAGACTTCCGGCATTATACAAACGGCTTTTCAGGCAGAACCTTACCCTATCTTTTGGGCGGTAAGGGCGGACGGCCAATTACTCGGCATGACCTTTGAAAGTCAGGAACAGGTCTATGCTTGGTTTAGAATCGTCACGGACGGCGTTATTAAATCTGTGGCTTCTGTCAGTCAGGACAATGACGAAGATCAGGTATGGATTATTGTCAATAGAACTATTAACGGGGCGACGGTTCGATATGTTGAATACTT